CAAAGCAGGTTATCGTTTCAAAACGCTTTGTCGGAGAGGACGGAAAGCCCGTCCCCTTTGAAATCAGGGCGATTTCTCAGGAACAGAACAACCGCCTGATGAAAGCCCACACCCGTAGCAAGGTGGTCAATGGTCAGCGGGTCGAACTGTTTGACAACCCCGGCTATACCAACGCACTGATTATCGCTTGTACTGTTCAGCCCGACTTTGAAGCTGAAGAAATGTGCAAGGCATACGGATGTATCGATCCGGCGGGTGTCCCGGAAAAGATGCTTCGGGCGGGCGAGTATTCCTCACTGGTGCAGGAAATTCTTGCTTTTAACGGGTTCGACTCTGACCGAAAAATCCGTGAGGATGAAGAAGCAAAAAACTCCTAAACGGCGATGACCGTGATGTGGCGTTGGCGTATTACCTTTTCGTAAATCACGGGATATTGCCGGGGGTTGTGGCTGACATGGACGAGCGTGAACAGGCGCTGTGTTGGCAGATGGCATTGAAGGAAATGGAATCCCGAAAGGGGAAGTGATATGGCGGGAATCCGAGAAGTATTTGAGATCGTTGACAAAGCAACGGCACCACTGCGGCGGGTAGCCGAGCAGATGGAAAAAACGAGACAATCCGCAAGCGGTTTGCAGAAAGCCGCCCTTGGAGCGCTGTCCTTTGCGGCGGCGGCAAAGGTGGTCAATGAAGCCGTCAGGCTGTCCGACCAGCTTACGCAGGTGCAAGCCCGTATCAACGGAATCACGGGTGATATGCAGGAGACAGCCCGTGTTCAGGGCTTGATTTATCAGGCGGCACAGCGTTCCCGTGGCTCGTATCAGGAGATGCTAGGTACTGTCGCAAGCCTTAAAGCGCAGACGGGCGACACCTTTTCAAGCATGGAAGAAGCAACGGCGTTCGTGGAAGCCCTGCAGAAGCAGTTTAAAATTGCCGGGACGGATGCAACGGGAATCTCCTCGACCATGTACAATTTGACGCAAGCCCTTTCCACGGGCGTACTGCGAGGGCAGGATTTGAACATAGTCATGTCCAACGCTCCGCAGATTGCCCAAAGGATTGCGAAGGAAATGGGCATCACGGTCGGCGAACTGAAGAAGGTCGCTTCCGAGGGAAAAGTCACAGCCGACATTGTGAAAAGCGCTATGCTCGGTGCGGCGGGGAAGATAGACGAAGAATTTCAAGCTATTCCGAAAACCTTCGGAGATATTGTAAACTCTGTGAAAAACATGGGTGTGCGTGCTTTTCAGCCTGTCGGGAAGGCTATATCTGACCTGTTTAACAACCCTCATCTTCAAGGGGCTATCAATGCGCTCGGCTCAGGGCTGTATTTTGTCGCTTCGGTTGCGGCTCTCGTTATACAGACGATTGGTACTGTGTTTAATGCGATAGGCGTGGTACTCAGCAACCTTTTCACCATTATAACCGGGGTCGCAACAAACGTCCTGCATATCGGTGATGTTTTCGTTATCGTCTCCACGGTGGTCGGCGCGGTCATCGGCGGGATCATGAATATCCTCGCGAACCTCGCGAACGTTGTCATCATGGTGGCAGAGCAGGTCTACAACGTATATCTGCAGGTCACGCACGCTGTACAGACGAAGTTTGCGGAGATGGCGTCCAAGGCGGTCGGGGCTTTTTCCGGGATCGCTCACGGTGCTGATGCGGCGGCTACGGCAATCGCAAATGCTTTTATCGCCGGGGCAAACAAGGCAATCGGCGGCGTTAACAAACTGATCGAGGCGCTGAACAAAATTCCGGGTGTCGAGATTGGGACGGTCGGGGAGATGTCGCAGGTCGGTAGCTTTGGCTTTGCCGATGCGGTTGATGCCGCATCAAAAGGTCTTGAAGCGATGGCAAACACCCCGGCACCCGAACACGTCAGCTTTGAACGCTTTGACACTCAGGGGCTTATTGAGGGCTTTGTCAACGGCGGGAAAAGCGGTGCTGACTGGGCGAAAAGCGTCCGTGAAGGCATGGCGGGTCAGGGCAGTTTCGGCGATTACAAAGACCTTCTCGGAGAAATTGCGACAAATACCGGGAACGCAGTCCCGAACGGCACTGGCAAGGTCGGCAAGGTCGGCAAGGTCGATAATGTCAAGCTTTCTGACGAAGATTTAAAGGTCTACCGTGACCTCGCAGAAAGACGGTACATGAACAATGTTGAATTGAAAACGCTTGCGCCTGAGATTACGGTCAATCTGCCCGCAGGTGCGTCCGGGAATGTCACGGCGCAGGATGTGGCTGACAGGCTGAAGCGTATGCTCATCGAGCAGATGGCGGCACAGACGGCGGTATCCCACGGATAAGGGGGTAAGATGCTCAATCCTGAGACAAAGATTTACGTCCGCATGGGCGGCAGGAAAATCACCATCCCGGTCAACCCGGAAGAGTTGCAGGTAACGCATCCGCAGATTGACAAGACCGCAGAGATAGCGGGCATCGGTGAGGTGCTTATCCCGCAGAAACCGGGATTAAAAGAGGTCACATTTTCGTCCTTCCTTCCGGGGAGAAGCGGTGACCCGTATGTACACAATTATCGGAATCCCCGGAGCATAGCCAAAGCCTTTGAAAAAGCGTGGAAGAACCGTACCCGCTGTCGGCTGATTATCTCCCGGTCGATTGATTATGACACAAATATGTCATGCGTTGTCAGCGATTGGAAAATCAGCGACCGGGGCGGCGAACCTGATGATTTATATTACGAGGTCACTTTCCGGGAGTACCGGGCGTTCGGCGTGTCTCAGATGACCGTCATCAGCACTGGCTCCGAGTATGGGCCGGGGGCTAACCTGAATGCAAGCACGCAGGTTGTAACGGCTAGTGCAAGCGCTATCCGGGAAGTAGACCCCACGCAGTTGATTGTCGGCGCTACGGTGGTTCTGAACGGCTCATATTACACATCCAGTTCCGGTGGCGGTGTGCTTGGTACTGCAAGCAATCAGAGCGGTACTATTCAGCGCATCGTGACCGGGGCTGTTGCCCCGTACTATATCAACGGATTGGGTTGGTTCGGCGCTGATGCCGTGGGGGTGAGTAATGCCTAGTCTGACGGGGGTAACGGTTGACGGTCAGATGATTGACTACACCAACGCATTTTCTTCCGGGGAATGGTCGACACAGCGGTTTGATGCGCCGGGGAAATTCACCTTTTCCGGGGTGGAAAGCAGTGGCATTGCACTGCCCGAAGGAACGGCAATCACTTTCAAAAACGGCGGTGATACCTTCAAGGGCTATATCTTTTCCGCTGAACGGGACAGGTACGGGAACGTAAGCTATACGGCGTATGACCAACTGCGGTATTTAAAAGCCAACGCATCGTATTCGTGGGCAAATGTGACCCTTGAGCAGATAATCACTGATATTGCTTCGGACTTCCTGCTTAACATCGGCGACTTGGCGGCTACGGGTTACACCTTCCCTACGCTAATCAAGGAAAACGAAACCTGCTTGGACATTATCTTCGATGCGCTTTCGCAGGTCATCCACAACACCGGGAAGATTTTCCTTTTCTACGATGACGGCGGGAAACTGGTACTGCGGGAAGCGAGAACACTGCAGACCGTTGGCATAATCGGTGACGGGTCAATGATGACCGATTACACCTACAAACGTGATATTGATGCGGAAACCTACAACCGCATCAAACTGGTCAAGCCGAACAAAGAAAGCGGACGGACGGATGTCTATATGTACGAGGATACAGACAACATCCGTAAGTGGGGGCTTTTACAGTATTACGATAAGGTCGATGATAATTTAAACTCGGCGCAGATCGAACAGAACGCACAGGCGTATCTGAAGTATTACAACAGGGTCACGCAAAGCCTTTCCCTTGAAGCTATGGGCGTTGACGGTATCAGGGCGGGGAGCATCATCCCGGTACTGATACGGGACATAAAAGACCTGTCCTTCAACCGGGTTTTGTTGGTGGAAAAAGCGTCCCACAGATACGAGGGCACATACCACAGCATGAGCCTTGACGTTAAATCTTTCTCGCAGTTAGGGGGCGAAGCATGAGCGCAGACCTTTTGTCGGTTTTACAGCAGATAAATCAAAACGGGCTGAAGGGCATGAAGCTGTGCGATTTGTGCTTTGGCACGGTGGCAACGGCTGAACCTGTCACCATTATCCTCGAAGGTACGATGCAACCGATACCGACCGCCGCTATCGTGCTGTGTGACAGCGTACAAGCCCGTCAGGTGGTCTGTACGGACTCCAACGGGGATACAGTCACCGTACCGCTTTCAACGGCTCTAACGGTCGGAGAACGGGTCATAATGCTACGCTGTTCACAGGGTCAGCAGTTCCTCGTTCTGTCGAGGGCGTAAAGGGGGATATATGGCAACATTACCCGAAGTAATTGGCTTTGATACCGACATCGTTGTGGCTTCACAGCCGTCAAAAACGTGGATAGTAGACCGAAGCACTATGCAGGTCATCCGCATGGACGAAGGTCTTGAGGCGGTACGTCAGGCGGTTGAAATCGCCCTTAATGTCGAGCGGTATAAGTGGACGATATACAGCGCCAATTTCGGTTCTGAACTGGACGGGCTTGTTGGAGAAGACGAAGCGTATATAATCGCTGAGTTGCCCCGGCTGATTGAAGATGCTTTATCCCCGGACAGCCGGGTGGTCGGTGTTGATGAATACAATTTTGAGCGGACGGGTTTAAACAGCCTGTCCGTTTCTTTTACCGTCCACACGGTTTACGGGGATATTGTGGAAGGGGTTGAAATATGATTGATTTTTCGGGCTATACATACGCTGAAATCCTGCAACAGATGCTCGACCGTGTGGATAACTCCCTCGACAAGCGTGAGGGATCGCTCATCTATACAGCTCTTGCTCCTGTGGCGTGGTATCTGGAAGGGTTTGCGCTGAACCTTGCACAAATGCAGGCGGCATCGTATGTCGGCACAGCCACAGGCACAGACCTCGATTACTATGTTGCAAACAGAGGACTAACAAGAGTCCATGCCACCCCTGCCGTACGGCAGGGGCTTTTTAATGCTGTTATTCCGTCCGGGTCGGTTTTTAAAACTGTAAACGGAGCAGACAGCGTTCTTTTCACGTCCGGGGATTTGGTGTCATCAAGCGGCGGCGTTTGGGTTTACGAGATGACCTGCCAGACGGCGGGCGAGATCGGGAACAGCTACACCGGACAGATTATCCCGGTCACGGCTATCCCGAACCTCACATCTGCAAGCATCGGCGGGATCATCACGATGGGGACTGACGAGGAGACTGATGAAGCACTCCGGGCAAGGTTCTTCGCTTCCCTCGGCTCTGCTCCGTATGGCGGGAATATCTCAGAATATAGACAGGCCATCCTTGCTGTTCCGGGTGTCGGCGGTGTGCAGATATACCCGGCAAACACCTATCAGGGCGGCGGAACAGTGCTTTGCTCCATCATTGATGATGACTATTCCCCGGCTACGCCCGCACTTGTGGCGACCGTGCAGGAAGCTATCTGCCCGCCTGACAACGGGCAGAACACGCCCTCGCAGAATGGCTACGGAATCGCCCCTATCGGGGCGGCTGTGACCATCACCGCCGCCACACAGTTAACCGTAAATATTTCAGCTACAGTGACATTTGCATCCGGGATTGTGGACGGTGCTACAACCTACCACGATGACATTGTGCACGCCATTGAAGAATACTTCTCCGATGTAGCGAAAACGTGGGACAACGCCATCCAGAACAACCGCATCAGCTACAGCGTCATCATTTACGCCGCCCGGGTGGTGTATGCGATCCTGACTGTCCCGGAAGTGGTCAACGTGTCCAGCCTTATGATAAACGGTCAGTCGGGCGACCTTGCGCTGACCGAAACATCCGCACTTCAGCAGATTCCTGTGCTTGGGACGGTGACGATCAATGATTAACGTGACCACGGTTGATGGAGCGCATGAAATCCTGATGCGACAGCTTCCAAAATGGTTCAAACCTGTGTTGGAATACATCGAAATCATGGAAGCATACGCCGTTGAGATGGCGGGCATGGAAAGCGATGCGGGAGTCATCAATCAGAACTACTTCATACAAACAGCGGATGCGGATACGCTGTCAATGTGGGAAGGATGGCTCGGCATCGCCCGGCAGGTCGGCGAGACACTGGAGTTCAGACGGGAGCGCATACTTACAAGGCTCAGCCAGACAGTACCGTTCACATACTGGCATTTCAAGGAACGGCTCACGGAGTTATTCGGGGACGAATATGATCTGGTCATCGACCCGGAAAACTGTACCATGAGCATACTGGTCACATCGCAGAGATACGGAGCGGTGGAGCTTCTCAATGACCTGATTCTGTCGGTTGTCCCGGCGCACATCGCCGTTACAGCGAATCAGCTTGTGCAGAGCAGTTCCGTGAGCAACCAGTTCATTGGGAGTGCGGTCACCCTGTCGATTGAGCGCACCATCGGAATTGCTTACGACAGCAGTGAGCAGGAGGTTGACGCAAGCCTTGGAACGGCTGTGCTGTCCTCTCAGGCTATCATCATCACGATAGGAGATTAATCTATGGGACTGTATAACGGCTCAGTTATCACGACCGCAGGGGCGGCGATGATAGCGAGTGCTATCGCAGGGAGCAAGACCGTAGAGCTTACGGCGGTCAAGACATCCTCTCACGTTTATCCATCCGGGACGAATCTTGCGGAGTTGACATCCCTCGCAAACATCGTCCAGACTTCTCAGCCGTCATCCGTGCAGGTCTACAAACAGACCACGGTGCAGGTGGTGGCCCGTTTCTCCAATGCAAGCGTGGCGAACAACTACAATGTCAATACGCTCGGCGTTTATGCGAAATACACAGGTGGCGCGGAAACACTTCTGGCGGTCATCACTGCAGTCAGCCCAGATGAGATTGAGTCCGGGACAGGCACATCCCTTGCGGCGTATGTCTACAACGTCCAGATGGTCATCAGCAACGCCTCACAGGTCACATTGTCTGTTAATGATGCGGGGACTGCTACATCCGCAGACCTGAGGCGCATAGAACTTGAGAAGGTCAGCACGGTAGGCGGTGACCTGTCTGAGACAGTCATCAGCAACGCCGCTTCCACGACTGCATCTTTCCCGGCGTTCAACATCGGTGACACGATGCAGATCATCTTCGGAAAACTGATAAAACTGAGGGCAGATATTGTCAGTGCTCTGAACGGCAAGGCTACCAAAACGAATCTCCAGAGCCTTGACACTCCGGTGAACATCGTGCTGATGACTTCAGACTGGACAAACAGCGGATCAAACTACTCATGCACGAAAAGCTGTGCGAAAGCGTCCACAAATGCCGCTTGCCGGGTAGAGTTC